GAACAGCAAGCCAAGCTAGAAAAGTTAGTAGAGTTCACAGAAACAGGTTTTAATATCGTTGGCGATGTTGAAGGCAGTGTCTACGGCAATGTCGGTGGTATTGTTTGGGACAATGTTTTGGGTGATATCGTAGGCGATGTGAAGGGCTATGTCGGGGGCGACATTGAGGGCAACGTCCTCGGCAATGTAAGGGGTGATATTCGTGGCGATGTTATTGGCTATGACCTTCGATATTGCCGAAGACATTTACTAGGCAAGCTGTAAAAAGACTTGAAATCTGCAAAGGCAGCACTAATATATTCAGTGATACTTAGCGGCCCGAAAGGGTTGTCCAAAGAAAAGGATAGGCCAAATCTGTCGTGCCTATCCTTTTTTTTTGCCTACATACCGCTAAATAGGCCACTTGTTACTCTTTAGCAAGTTATCCAAGGCTGGGATAATCATCAGGTTCCACGGCACATGAAGTCCGCTAACAACGTGCGGGTAACATTCAAGTTCTTTGTATTCCTCGCTGTGGTTCACGCCATAAATAGGCACGAGATGGTCCACATGCCACCGCACAAACCCAGCCTCTTTATTCATAGCCGTGCGTTTTTTCTCCAAGTCCCTTAGCTGACTAGTGATGTGTGGGCTGTATATGACCCATCTTGGGGTGGCGTTTCTTATTCGTCTGTCTCTGCGTATTGAGTTAAGTGCGTTGGTTACAGGCTGACCTCTTTTTAATTTTCTGGATTTCACATACTGCGTTTTGTGCTGGCTAGGGTCATACTTGAGCGTGTGAACAATCCGGTAGCCGCTAGGCCGTGGCACATTAAGCAGTAGCATCACAGCTTGCGATGTGTAGGTTCTATCCCAGCTAGTAGCCCATCTGTGCTTGGCTAGGACTTTGTACCAGTCGTTGCCCTCTATGCCGAACTCACTAGCCGGTGCTGTCTCGCCTATCTTCGGGGCAGGGTCTTGCGCCATCAGCTTACGCAATTGCCTGCGGCTGGTGTAGTGCGTCTTGTAGTCGTGGGCGCCGATAGCTAGGCCATTGGGCCATTCCATACTACGAAGCTCTGCTTCTCTAGGCACCTCTTTGAATATGTCAATATGCCGCATGTGCCTTTTTCTAAGGACAGTCGGTGTAAAAAAATAAGCCATTTCTCTTCCTCCATTTTCTGTATTGACAGAGTTATCCACAGGTGATTAAAATCGCGTAGCGACCACGCAATGCATCGCAGCAATCCACTGCTGTGATGCAGTCGCAGTGAAAGAACAAAATCTTTTGATATAAAAAAAGAAGCACAGCTACAAAGCAATGCACTGATGCACAGCTATACTGCAATGCAATGCTACATAGCACTGCATTGCGTTTTTCTTTTTTATTTTGTTTTTTATCTTTCATCCAGTTCTATTGCTTGCAATAGCAGTTCGACTGTGCGGTTGATTGGCACCTGTTCTGATTCATAGTACCGGATGGTGCGCGGTGACAGGCCCAGCTTCTTGGCAAACTCAACTTGTGAGTAGCCAAGGAACTCGCGCCTTTCTCTGAAATCTTTACCTGTCATTATTCGCTCCAATCTGCCCACTTCGTTGACACGGTGTCCTGCTCATATGTTTCAGGCCATTCATCAACCACGGTTGTGAACATCTCGTGAGCCTTCCTCTCTGCATCTTCTATGCTGTCAGCTTTGACGTGAATTGTCTTTGTAAGGGATGCGCGGATTGTCACCGCATAATCTTTTTGTTCCATAGCTAGTCCTCCAAGCCCATCGGCTCACTGTTCATCCAATGCGGCTCTGTTGCCTCCTCGATGCGGCCTATGCCTCCGCAATAGAAGTTCTCCGCGCTGATAGTCTGCACCTGCTGCAACATAGCCTGTGCATCCTCTCTGCTCTTTACTATTTGATAGGTGTCCTTGCTTGTCGGTTCTCCGCTGACACCAGCTTCAAATTTCAGTGTGTAAAATACTGCGTACATCTCTATGCCTCCTGATGTTCTGCTATGAGTGTGGCTGAATAGAGGTCACACATACGTTGCGCCTCTTTCAATGCCTCTTTCTCCGATACGTTGAACGCCTTACCGTGTGCGATGCCACTGCCTCGCCGGTCAAACGATACTAGGTCAACATTGAATGTTTTACCGCTCCAATGCTTTGTTATGCGTACTTCATAGGTCATATCTATGTTTCCTCTCTGTCAGGCAGCCAGGGGCGACACTGCGCCGCCCCTTTCTCTGCTAGTCTCGCGGGAATTGCCCAGACAATGCCCAGAAAGCGGATTGCAACAAGCGCGGGACGTCTGGGTCATATATGTCAAATGTCTCTGTCCATTGGTCTACAAACTTGCCCAATGTCTCGCGTGTCTCATTGATAGCTTGTAACTGCTCCGCTGTTAGATGCTTCATTGCCTCTTTGCGCTCGTGTTCTTTGCGCTCCCAAGGCTGCATTTTTTCAATCTTCTTTGGTCTTCCTACTTTTGCCATTGTACAACCCTCCTATGGTTATGGCGTTATCGGTGACACCGTGCCACCGCATAGACTGCCGCCATGCGGCAAGCTATGCAGGGGCAGGGCCATTGCTGGCCCATGCCTTTATTCTGCTTCCTCTATGGCGGTTGATGCTTCAGCTGTTTGAATGATGCCGCCTGTCAATGCGGCCCATTCGCGTTCTGCGGCATGTTCTGCGTGTTCTAGGTTATCTGCCTCGACTGTTATCGTGCGCTCTACCAGCCCGATAATCGTCACGGTGTACTTTTTCATGTCATATCCTCCGTATAAAGCCCGTTAGCGGGCGGTAATGCCTGACGGGTGGTATTACACCCGCCAAGCGGTTAAAGCCTGTCAGTGGCCTTTATAGGCCGATAAAATAGGCGAATAGCTGCCAGAGCCACGCTTCGGCCCCCATTAAGCCCCATATGACTAGGCCCATAACTATGATGAACAGAATATTGGCGCATATCTCTGTTGTTTGTTCAGTCATCACTGCCTCCCTAGTTTAAATTTGCCAGCTTGATTGCGCCGGATTTAATCAGCTTTTCAGTTTCGGCCTTGTTCATGCCAAGAAACTGATTGCGGTATTTTCCGGTTGTTGTGCTGTAATCCCATGCGCGACTATCCAGTGTGACCGCTCCGGTGTCATTGCAACGCTTGGCAATGACTGTGCGGTAGCTTTGGAAAAACTGCGCTTCCGGTGTGTCGATGATGAATTGATTAGCTACTGGACGGCCTGTGCGTCCTGTCATGTTGCGTACTGTTGCCATTGTTTATCCCTCCTATATGGCGTTTCTGACGGCCTCGTCAGTACCGGCCTCACCGGTAGACCAAGCCCGACATTATCGGGCAAGGTTTCGGCCTAGCTTATCCGCACAAGTGAATATTCAGCTTCCTCCAATGCCTCAATGTCGGCCTCTGTCAAAGCGTATGGTGAATGAGAGACTGCGTGTTCAACACGCCGTTGTACTTCACCAGCTATCCAGTCCTGCGCCTCATAGACGCAGTCGAACGTTTTAACAGTCGGGCAAGTGTCCAAGCTATCAATGGCGTATGTTACTGTGTAATACATGGTTTAGCCCTCCTGCTTTTCCAGTTCGTCAATCAGTTCGTCAATGGCAACGAACCAGTCGCGGTCTTCCGGTTGTTTGGCGCATTGTTTGACAACAATGTCTTTTAGTTGGTCTGCTATTTCTTGGTGTGTCATGGTGCAATACTCCCAAATTGCGTTGTTGATAATTCACATATAGGCAAGCATTGCCGCATGGTCAAGAGAAAAAAGCACAAAAAAGAAAAAAAGTTTACAGCAACGCGAGCTGGTGTATATATTATAAAGCATTGGAAACATTGCTAGGGAATGGGTTGGGACATATCTCACAACACACAACACGTTGTCACGTTCCCCGCAGCATTGCAGCGGCCAGCCTATCACGGAGCAACAAGCCAGGCAACAAAGTTTCCTGCCAGGAAACACAGAACATGCATGGTATAGGGGGATGCTTATTAATACCGGCACACCCAGACAGACCGGCCCTGCTATATATGTGTTAATTGCCCCTGCACCACACACAGCTAGGAGAGACTATGACTAAGCTAACGAAGTACACCACGCATCAGATACTCAGCGACCTTGCTGACGGACATACGATGGTCGATGCTTGCAAGAACGCAGGCATTACGAGGCAGGCGCTGTACAAGCGTATGAAGAACAATCCTGAGCTAGATGCTTCTGTGCGCATTGCCCAGCAGTACAGTGCTGAGAAGGCTCTTGAGGAGCTTGATAAGCTGTATGATGATGCTTTGAACAAGGTGAAGGACTATGACCCGCATGTGTTGCGTGATTATGCGCATCATGTTCGCTGGAAGGTGCAGAAGATTATCCCTGAGCGCTATGGTGAGCAGAAGAACAAGGCTGGCGTTGAGGTAACTGATGGCGGTATTCGCATCATGTGGGAAAGCTGATGAACGTAAAGATTCCATACAAGCCTCGTGCGCTCCAAGCTGAGATGCACAGCAGCTTGAAGCGCTGGAATGTCTTAGTGATGCACAGGCGCTTTGGCAAGACTGTATTTGCAGTTAATCATCTTATTAAGCACGCTCTTACTTGTGAGCTGCCAAGGCCCAGAGTTGCGTTCATTGCGCCTACTTTTACGCAGGCCAAGCGTATTGCTTGGGATTATGTGAAATATTATGCGTCTGTGATTCCTGGCGTTTCGTTTAATGAGACTGAACTCAGGGTAGACTTTCCCAATGGCGGCAGGCTGATGCTATTGTCTGCTGAGAACCCTGATGCCTTGCGCGGTATTTATCTGGATATGGCTATCTTCGATGAATTTGGTATGCAGAATCCGAGGGTATGGGGGGAGGTTGTAAGACCGGCCCTGTCTGACAGAGAGGGTGCGGCTATTTTTCTTGGCACCCCAGCCGGACATAATCATTTTTTTGACCTTTTGGAGCAGGCCCGTTCAGAGATGGAGAACGGCTCTGACCAGTGGTACTGGAAGGTTGTGAAGGCCAGCGAGAGTGGGCTGGTAAAGGATGTCGAGCTGGATGCTGCTCGTGCGCAAATGACGCCTGAGCAGTATGAGCAGGAGTACGAGTGTTCCTTTACGGCGGCAATTATTGGGGCGTATTACGGCAAGTTAATGGCTGAGGCTGATGATGAGGGGCGCATTACGCGGGTTCCGTATGACCCAGCCTATCCGGTGCATACGGCTTGGGATTTAGGCGTGAACGACTCAACAGCCATTTGGTTTGCTCAGGTGTTCCGTGGCGGCGCGGTTAATGTGATTGATTATTACGAAAACGGTGGTGTAGGCCTTGACCATTACGCTGATGTTATAAATCGCAAGGATTACACTTATGGCGACCACTTGGCGCCGCATGACATTGAGGTGCGTGAGCTTGGCAGTGGCAAGTCGAGGTTGGAGACTGCTGCAACGCTTGGATTAAGATTTAAGGTAGTTCCTAAGATGAAGGTAGCGGATGGCATTAATGCTGCGCGTATGTTATTACCTAAATGTTACTTTGACAGAGATAAGTGTGTGACGGGCATTGAGATGTTGCGTCAATACAGGCAGGAATGGGATGAGCGTAGAAAAATGTTTAGAGACCATCCGAGGCATGATTTCACAAGTCATGCAGCAGATGCGTTTAGGTATCTTGCTGTTGGCCTCGAAAATCGACAGCGCCTTACAAAGCCTCCGCAATCGGTTGCACAAATGGAGTACAATCCTTTCACGCTATGATGATAAATAACGATTTCCATTACGACACTGCGCATTTAATGATGCAACACAGCCCGTATCATATGGGTTACAGTCGCGTTGAGCGCATGACGTATATTGACCCGCCCTTGTCTATGGGCAATTACATTTTTGGTGTTGATGCTGAAGGTGTGCCGTACTTGTTTGCAACCTGGGCGTTTCCTGAGAAGAAACATATTGATGAATATTTGGAAACAAATCAGTTCCCACCTGCCGCTTGGCGTGGTGATGGCGATAGTCCTTGGATTATTGATTTTATCTGTTTTGGGGGCAAGCGGGGTATATTAGAGGGCTTTAGGTCTTTGAAAGACATTTTTATAGAAATGGGCTATAGTGACTGCTATTGGTTACGAACTGAGTCTGGGAAGCTAGGCTTTCATAAGTTGAAGGAGAATTAAAATGGGTTCAGGTGGAGGCGGCGGCGGCGGTGGCGGTGGCGGCGGTGGCCGTGACAGAAATCGCGGAGTAGAAAGAGGCAGAACTAAACAGCCTCCTGTGGCAGTAACAAGGCCAACTCCACCACCTGTTGTGACTGGTGGCGGTAGAGGTGATAGCGCTCCTCCCAAGCCAGCGCCTAAGCCTGCTCCCAAACCCGCACCGAAGCCGGCACCTAAACCTGCGCCGGCACCACGAGTGCCGGATGTTATTGCTGCACCGAAGCCTCAACCGGCTGCACCAAAGCCAGCACCGAAGCCAGTTGCAGTTAAGCCTGCACCGAAACCTGTTACACGAGCACCAGACGTTATATCGGCGCCAAAACCACAACCCGCAGCACCTAAGCCTGCTCCTAAGCCTACAGCGCCAAAGCCTGCACCGAAGGTTCCTGATGTTATTGCTGCACCGAAACCACAGCCCGCAGCGCCTAAACCTGCGCCGATGCCCGCGCCTAAACCCGCACCAAAACCTGTTACACGAGCGCCAGATGTAATAAGCAAGCCAACAGTAAGGCCAGCGCCTAAAATTGGCGCACAGCCGGGCATGGTTAGCAAGGGTGTACCTGCCGCAGAAAAGCTAAAGGAAGTGGGTGTTAAATACACACCTACTGGCGCTACTATCAAGACAACCACATCAATGGTTCCTGGTGGAATTAGCCCTGGCGCAGTTTCAGCAACGATAGGAGCTACAGGCGCTCCAAAGGGTGCAACGCCAAAAGAAGTTGAAGCATACCGTGGAAAAGTAGTAGGAGCTTTAGCTGGCAGAACGGACGTTACCACTGAAGGCCTTGGCGACTTAGCCAAGCGTATTAACGTAGGCCAGCTACCAGCCGGTGAAGTTAAGGTTCCTGGCGTTGGTACAGCCGCAATGAATATTCTTAATATTGCCGGTAAAAAGATGGCTACAACAACTCTTGAAAAGTTGGTTGCTGGTGAAAAAGCAGTCACTGACC